ATAACGAAGAGGAAGTGCGGCTGAAAGCGACAGCCGCACTTCCTCTTCGTTATAAGGCGCAGTTTGGCCGGGATTTTTTCGGCGATGTATATAAAATGAATCCGGACATGAAGAAGAATCGGGTGGAAAACCTGGACACGACGGTTTTTTATAATCTCATTTGGGTGATGGCAAAGAATGCGGACAAGTCCATCCCGGAGCCAGTGGAATGGTTCGATCAGTTTGAACGGTTCCCTTTGGAGGACGTATTGCCGACCGTATTCGATCTCTTAAATGGAGTGATGGGCACGAAAAAAAAGCCTCCCACCTACCGGCAAAAACGGAACCAATAAAGACGGAAACATTCTTTCTCTTATGTAAACAAAGCGGATTGCAGTGGGAGGATTTAGAGGAAATGACTATCGGCATGTGTCTGGACTATGCCGAGGAGTACATTAACCTCCACAACCCGAAAAAACGGAAAGCACCCGCCCGGCGAGCAACGCAGGCGGACTTTGANGCCTTTTAAAGGCAGGTGAAAACATGGCAAAACGGATCCAAGGTATTACCATCGAGCTTGACGGCGAAACAAGGCCGCTACAAAAGGCGCTGGCAGATGTCGATAAGCGTAGCCGCGATCTGCAAAAGGAGCTGAGAGACGTTGAGCGCCTTCTGAAATTCGATCCGAGCAATACCGAAGCGCTGGCACAAAAACAGCAGCTTTTAGCGGAACAAGTCCAAGCCACAACCGAACGGCTGAACCGCCTGCGGGCGGCTCAGCAACAGGTTGAGCAGCAATTTAAAAGCGGTGAAATCGGCGCGGAACAATACAGGGCGTTCCGCCGGGAGATTCAATATACCGAGGCGCGGTTAAATAAATTCAAGCAGCAACTGGCCGCACTTGACGATGGCAAGTCGCTGGATAATGTCAAAAAAGACCTAAAGGGCGTCTCTAAAGAGGCCAACGAAGCTCAAAACTCGGTGTCGGAACTGGGAAGCGCGATCGGCGGCCTTGCCGCTGGCGGCGGGATCGCCGGAGCAGTCAGCCAAGCGCTTGACACTGCTGGCCTGCAAACCAAGATTGAAATCTCGATGGAAGTCCCGCCGGAATCGGTGGCCGCCGTGCGGGATGCCGTGGGCGTGGTCACGTCCTACATCGACGACCAAGAGGCGGCTCTGGAAGGGGTCCGGCGCCAGTGGGCGTTAAATGCTGATGCTAGCGATGAAGCAAATGCCCGCATTGTTAAGGGCGCGGCGGCCATCGCCCGGGCCTATGCCGGCATCGACTTCGCTGAATTGATCCAGGAGACGAACGAAATCTCCCGCTCTCTCGGCATCTCGAATGATGAGGCATTGGGCCTGATCAATGCCCTCCTGAAAATGGGGTTTCCCCCTGAGCAACTGGACATTATCTCCGAATATGGGCTCCAGTTGCAGATGGCCGGCTACAATGCGCGGGAAATTCAGGCCATCTTTGCCGCTGGAATCAAAACCGGGACATGGAACATCGACAACCTGCTGGATGGCCTCAAAGAAGGCCGCATCCGGTTGGCTGAGTTTGGACAGGAAGTCCCTAAAGCGGTGCAAGAATTGCTTGCCGGCACGAACATCTCCGCTCAGCAGTTGCAGGAGTGGGGCCGGGCCGTTGCACAAGGCGGAGAGGCCGGGAAGCGGGCCATGGTAGAGGTTGCCCAGGCAATCAATGGCGTAGACAACGAGACGAAAAAGAACGCCCTTGGAGTGGCCGTCTGGGGCACGATGTGGGAGGACCAGGGTCAGGCGATCATTGACACGATTCTGGGCGCGAAGGATCAGGTTGTGGACTTGACAGCGAACCAAAAGCAGTTGAACGATGCTGTTTCCCGGCTTGATCAGGATCCCGCCGTCCAGTTTTCCCAGGCGATGCATGAGCTAAAAGTTGCTATGGGGCCTATTCTCACCGTCATTGCCGACATCATCAGCAAAATTGCCGAGTGGATCCAAAACAACCCCGAACTGGCCGCAACCATCATGGCAATTGTGACGGCAATCGGGATTTTGATGGGGATATTCTTGGCGCTAGCACCTATTATCACGGCCATCGCGGGGCTTGCAACAGCGCTTGGCGTAAGTTTTGGAGCCGTAGCGGCACCTGTCTTAATCGTCATCGGTGTGATTGCCGCGCTGATCGCGATCGGTATCGCCCTTTGGCAAAACTGGGACACCATCAAGGCAAAAGCGGCGGAGATTTGGAATGGTTTGGTCGAGTTCTTCAAAAGTTTCTTCGAGTCAGTGAAGGCGACGTTCGAGAATGCCCTGAACTGGATTGATTCCGTTACCGGTGGCCGGTTTAAATCCGTAACAGACTTGATCCGAAACTACATGAATATGGCATGGGAGAACCTGAAAATAGTATGGGATTTTATTAAAAACACCTTCCGGAACGCGCTGGATTTCGTCAAAGCCCTTGTTTCTGGCGACTTTGAAGGGATGAAAAAGGCGATCAGCAACCAGATGGAAAACATCAAATCCACGATCCGGCGTATCTGGGACAACATCAAGGAGTTTCTCCGAGGCATTAACTTGAAACAAATTGGCCGCGACATCATCCAGGGCCTGATAGATGGGATCGTGAGCTTGAAAGACAGGGTTTTGAGAAAAGCTCAGGAAATCGCGGATGGGATCAAGAGTCGAATCGAAAAGGTTCTGTTGATCTCCTCCCCGTCCAGGGTCATGATGGGCTTGGGCGAAGACACCGCCGAAGGGTTCATCTTGGGAATTGAGTCGATGTTCGGGGAGATCCGGCGGGTTTCGGATCAGTTGGCGCAAGTGGCGATTCAACCCACTTCGGAAGCTGATTCCCGCGCATCCAGGGGTGAAACTGCGGGAGGTGTGACTCGACTCGCCACCGCTCCGGTCGAAATCCGGGTGATGTTGGACGGACAACAGATCATGCCGACTATTCGACGGGAGTTGACATTTGATCTGGCCGCGGCGTTAAAGGGGGTGAGATAAGGGGATGCGTGGGGTCCGGTTTGAAACCCGACAATCCGCTTTTAACTCGATAGACTTTCATTTTGAGCTTGACACTTATGTGACACAGAACCGGATTGTCTTGAATCCAGTTTCCGTTTCCATTCCCGGCAGGGATCCGGTATATTTCCGGCCTCAACAAGAAGAGCGAGATTTGCAGCTCTCCTTTTCTTATGTTGGGAAAAACTTTCTAAACGATATAGACAAATTTGCAAGTAAACTGTACAATTCCCGGAATCCACTGCGGATCATTTTGGAGCGAGAAGCTGATCGATATTATGTCGCTCAGATTATAGAACTTCCGACAGAAGATCGGCGACGGCTTTTCAGCAAAGCAGAAGTGACCGCCCAATTGCTTCGCAACTATGCCCTGCGTCGATGGAGAGATGACGAGATCACCCCGGATAATCCCGATATCAATTTCTCTATGCCGATCGTCCCGGTAAAGGCGGAACATGATCTGACGGGATCAACCATCGTCATCCCTTATTACAACGAAGGGATCGATCTGCCTCTCGTCCTGGAATTATCGGGAGTGGATAAACCGACGATCATCGCCGGGGATACCGTTGCTCATTATTCCAGGAAGATCGACGGGAAACTGATCCTCGATTTCGAGTACATGAAGGCCCGGGAGAACGGAACAGATCGGAGCGGATATTTGTCCGGGGATCCGGTGGAGATCCCGCACGGGGACCAACAGATCCGCCTGCACTATCAGATTCCCCGGAAGATAGCGGTGCAGGCAACGGATGAACGATATGAAGATTTCATTCAAGGGACTCCAGTTACGAATACCCAAGTGGTAGAATTGGCGGATGGATACGGGGCCGTTACAACATCGGCAATTGGTGCAGGTGAATATATCTCCCGAGAAATTCCCATATCAACCAGCAGAAGACCGCAACGAGCGGTCCTTTCTTTTATCCAGAATCAGGGAGGAAGTATTGAGTTTGACGTTCGCCTATTCCTTAACGGGCAATGGACCGATTGGTTACCGGTTGCTTATGATGGGACCATTCAAGGGATCGATCACAATATTGACTTGACGGGGGCAAAGATCCAATATCGAGCACGGTTTGATAATTACTACGAACCAGGTGTTGTAACAATACTTGAGGACTTTGAAGACACCAGTTATCAGTTTAATTTCTACGAACCCTCCGGTTCTGAAGTGCCATGGGGACGATACAACGACAACGGCAATTACAGATTTAAAGCGGGGACCATGACTTCCACACCACAGACGCATAAATATTCCCGCGTTGAATTTCCTGTAGAGGTTCCTTACGGAGCGACGGATGCTGTCCTATCGTTGTTATATCGAGTGAGTAGCGAACCCAATTATGACCACTTCCGGATCTACGTGGACAATTTTGCGATTCGGAAAGAAGGACCGACCGGATCGAATGATACAGACGCCGTTCTAGAAAGATCCGGAGAAGTGGGGTGGACTCAATGGTCCTATCCGCTTTCTCCCGGGGTCCACATTGTGCGATTGGAATATCACAAAGACGGAGCAACAGACGGGGGGCAAGACACTGCTTTTGTTGATGACATCAAATTGGAATACAGATTTTCCGAAGAAACACCACCCCAAACCTTATACAAAGTATCAATTGCCATCGAAGTAGAGCAGATCGGAAAATTGACCATCAAAAACCGCAAGCGACTCATCTAATAAGGAGGAGGATCTTAATGTTCCAGAAAATCACCGATTCCGACACTCTGGTAGATTGGAAAAACAAGTTTAACAACAACGTGGATGAAACCATCGACATGAAAAACCGATTGGATATCCTTGAGGCCGGAGGAACGACGGATGGAGAATTGATCGCCCTCCGGTCGTCTACTGCCTTGAACTTTACGGGGACCACGGCGGACGAACGGGTGGAAAACGCGGAACAAAGGATTCTAGATAACGAGAGCCGGATCACCGCCCTGGAAAACAAAGATTTGGGAATCTTAAACGTCCGGGATTTTGGAGCGGTCGGGGACGGAGTGACGGATGATGCGGAGGCAATCCAAGCCGCTTTGGACGCGGCCAACGCCGCCGGAGGAGCGGAGGTATTCATTCCTGATGNCGTTTACGCCATCAAAACAAGTCTCCGGATCTATCCTTATACTCGCCTCCGCTTGGCTCCTCGTGCGACGATTGTCCGGGCTGGCGCATTTTCGCCGATGCTGATTCCGGGAATCGGAGACGTGGATGCATATGATGGAGTCCATGACATTGAAATCATCGGCGGAACATGGGACGGGAATCAGGAGCAGTTTCCGGCCCAATTCACCAATATGTCGTTTATGCATGTGCGGAATGTCCTGATTAAAGACGCCCGAATCATCAATAACTACAACAGTCACTATATTGAAATCAACGCGGCTCAAAATGTAGCCATTTTAAATTGCCATTTTTACGGATTCGCGGGAGTGCGCCTGACCGAGGCGATCCAACTCGATCTGGCGAAAAGCTCCGGGCAGTTTCCGTACTATGGAAACTATGACAATACGCCCTGCGATGGCGTCCTGATCCAAGGGTGCGTGTTTGAGGATTGTAACCGGGGAATCGGGAGCCACAGCGCAACGGCGGGCGTTTATCACAAAAACGTCCGGATCATCGGGAACCATTTCCGCAACCTGACGGGCCAAGGGATCCGGGCATATCAGTGGCGTTGGGTGACGATCTCCGGCAACACC